ATGAATTCAAATACTTTACAAAATAGTATTTCTCCACATGATATTGATAATAATAGGTTGAATTCTATTTTAAATAGTGCAAAACCAGAAAGTCCAATACAAGAAATTCATAGTTACAATGCAGACGAATCATCTAGTTCAATTCAAAGTAGTAAGTCTTCAAGTAAATCTGGTTGGTGCTTTATTGGTGAAGATAGAGGTTTTCGCAGTTGTATTCAAGTAAACGAAAATGACACTTGCATGTCAGGAAATATTTTTCCTACAAAAGATATATGTATTAATCCCACTTTAAGAGCATAATATATTTATTTATTATTAGGTTTAATAGAATTTGCCGAAAATATCAATTTTTCGTTTGTTGGCCATTTATTTCCTCCTGCTGAAAATATTCTTCTAGTTCTAGGATAGTAAGTAGGAAGAGTGTCATTATAACACAAGTATTTTACTGGTCCAGGAATATCAGAACTGCTTGTAGGGTTACAGTTATTATTTAATTGTTTTTCAAAATAAATTTCACCAGTACAAATATTTTGACTTATATTACAAATAAGATTTCCTCCATCAGGAATAACTTTATTTGTTGTAGGTATTTCGATAATAGGTGCTTGTGGTGGAATAACTGGAATACTAGAACCATTATCATTTGGATTTGGTGGTATTATTGGTGATATAGATGGTGTTGGAGTTGGTGTTGGAGTTGGTGTTGGATAAGGTGGTTGAGTAGGAATAGGAGTAGGTATTGGATACTGTGGTATAATAGGTCCAAAGTTTGGGTTATTTGACCCTCCTACTGCTGTAACCGATTTTGGACAAGATAAAGGATCAAAAGTCTGAACAGGAACAGTTCCACTAATATTTAAGTTAATATAATTTACTCTCTTAAGACTATTTGTATTTGGATTTGTATATGATTGATTTTGAGTTGACCAGTTTATTGTTCGATTTGTCCAGTTTCCCTTTGCAATTTGTGAGTATCTTTGATTTTTTGTCAAATTAGAACTATTGTTTTTGTATTGAAGAATATTTCCTTTTTTAATAACATTAAGATTAGTATTATTACTATTATTATTTGAGTAAGCGCACACATTTTCAAAACGACTCCATTCTCTAGTAGGTTTTGGGTTATAATTTGGACCTAAACAAGACATTTTATATTATAGTATGATAGTATTAAAATATAAAAATAGTTAAAAACAAATAACAGCTTTAATAGTTTGATTCATATGGGTTAAATTGATCACCTGTACCAGCAAAATACCACCTAACGGACAAGTAGTCAGGTATATTTTTATACAATGCATTACTACTATTAGCAAGTTTAGTATTAGGACCTGCTTTTACAATATTATTGATAGCGGATACTCCTAAACCATAGTCAAAATACCATAGATTAGAAATAAATCCAGAAAATCCTCCGTTTGCAGCAATATATATGTCCCCATAGTTTTGTCTTGGAACACCACTCAGTTCAACACTTTTAGTTATAGTTCCATTTATATAAACATCTAAATTTATGTTTCGACACCTTATAACAACATTTACCCATTTATTCAAAGGTATGTTTTCTATAGTTGTATCTTCTGTTATATTGTTATATGTATTCATAATAATAGTCAATGCATTTTTTCCCGGTGCAATATATAATCCTGGAGCGTTATTAGGAGAGTTCAACCCACTATTAGGGTCAATACCATAGTTACCTTTATGAAAAATATGACGAAATGTATTTGATTGAGTATCATCTATAAAAACCCAAATGCACCAAGTAAATTCTATTCCTGCTGGTCCGTTTACTGAACGTGCAACTGTAAATGCACCTTCACTATTCGGGTTTTGTGGTACTACTATCATTTGTCTACCGTCAATCATACCATCAATTATTTTAGGACTTCCATTTGGAGTCAAAAACCATTTTAAAATTGATACAGACATTCTTAAAACAATAACAAATAATATTATTACTAATAATATAAATGCAAATCTTGCTACTAAACTACTAGAATTCATGAAATCCTTTATACCACTTCCTCTACCATAACTTTGGTTATCCATATATATATATTATATAAGAAAAACCAATTTTAAATTGTAAAACTTCGGGTTTCTGTTCCATTCTCCTCTAGACTTACCTTAATTTGGTAATTTCCAAAAAGACCAGATAACCAACTTTGTCCATAACCAGCTTGATAAATGCTCCATGCTGTTTGTGGATCAGTTGGATTAGGAAAATATTGTAATTTTGATGTAACGCCACTAAAACCACCTGCAGGTGTTAAGAATACATCAGCGTCCTTATTTATTTTTGGTATACCTGGTAGTACAGATGTTTTAATTAGTTTACCGTCTATATATACGTCTAGAGTTCTTCCATATGTACTAATAATTACATTCACCCATTTTTGAATAGGAACGTTTGAAACTGTGCAACTATGAACAACACTTCCACTAGGATTTTGAATATCGTCGACTGATAAATTAGAACCTGTTCCTGGATAAACAGATAATAAAATAGTTAAATTGTTTTCAACATCTCCTAAAAGAACAACCGGGCAAGGATCACCTGAACTTATTTTTTGAATAGAAGATCCTTGTTGAGAACTATCTACTAATGATCCCATTCTTCCAAAAAGAATTTTATTCTCCCCATATTTATAGTTCCAGTCACTTACATAAAACCATAGAGAATATGAAAAGTTGCTTGAATTTGGATTATTGGTGGTTGATAAGTCTGCAGCCTTTATTTGTTGAATAACTGTTCCAGAACTCAATGTCGTGAGTATTGTAAGATCTCTTAATACATATCTAATAAAAATATACAGCAAAAGTATAATAACAATTATTGCAAGAATACTCCAAATAGTCATAATATAATATAATATTAGAAATTTTCTTAAATAATAAGATTTTATTATTTATTTATTATTTAAGATTCTTAATTTAATTTAATTATATTTTTCATTTATTCTAAAATAAAAATTTTATAACCCAGTTATATTATCGTTATTATTCATTGAATACCATTTTTGTGATAAGTATTCAACTTCAATATTACTTGTGTCAGGAGTATCTACTAAATCAATTGATTTAGGTAAGGCTTGCGTATTTATATTAATTGGTATATCAATTATATTGTTTTCCGGATAAATAATATTTTGAGCTTTTGGAATATTTTGTATAACCGTTTCATTATTTATTTTCACAACTGGAGGTGTTTTATCTTTTACAGAATTATATAAATAATATATTTGTTTTATATTCAAGTCTTTATTAAAATAGTTGACATTACATATTCCACCATTTATACCTTTGTTTTCGCCGACTACTAATGTATCTTTTGACATTTGTGGGACAACTTCATTAACAGATTTGACTAATTTCCCGTTGTAAAATATATCTAAAGTACCACCATTGTAATTTATTACTATATGATTCCATTTTTGTAATAAAACATTACGTAGTTTGTAAATAATAATATTACCATTTGAATCTAGTTTTTGTTTTTTAAGACTACTATTATTACCTATAGTATTTCTGTCTGTACTTAACATAGTGATCATTAAAGTATTTTGAGATGCATTATATAATATATTTGGTTTTCCGCCAAAATTTAATATGGATGTATATTTTTCTAAAGACGATCTTGCACTTGGAGCAGTTGCATCAATAAAAGTCCAGAATGAAATACCATAGTTGTAACCATATTGTTCTGTAGTTGTTCCATTTATTTCATCATAGTTTCCAATTATTTTTTCACTATTTAAAAAAATAGGATTGTTAATTAATTGTACCCCTCCTTGTGTTGCATTTTTAATTGTAATTGTCGGAACTATTAAATAATATAATAAATATATAAAAATAACAAACAATAATACAATATAATATGTATAAGGTGTATTCTTCATTGAATTTGATAAATTATTTGTAAAAGATGTTTTCAAATTGGTTACTACTTCTATAGTAGATTTGCCTAAAGGAGCAGATATACCTAATAAACTTCCAACCCAATCAATAAGACTAACAAATAAGCAAGGAATATATAAAACAATATTAATTACTAACCTGTAGATAGGACTCTTTTTATAATAAGAAGTACCGGTTATTAGTTTGAATACAAGTATCAAAATAGCAAAAATTACTAGTAAGTTTAAAATAAAAGAAACAATACCTGTTTGGCTTGTTAAACTTTGAGCTCCTATAACAATCCAGGCAATTAACAAACTAGAACATATTAAACCAAATAGCATTAAAAAGGCACTTTTAGCGTAAGTTGTTATAGTTTCAAAATTATTATTCAAATTTAAAGATCTTACACCGTCAGAAGATAAAATACCAAAAAATAATATCCATAAAACAAATATGACTATCAATAAAATAATAATTGTCGAAACTTGATTAGCTTTATCAGAACCAATTACTTTTGCTCCATTCAAAAAACCACCTGGATAAAATACAATTCCATAAACGACTGTTATTAGGAAAACAATAAATAGTACACTACTAAATATACCTAATCTTGTAATACCTTTAAAAAAACTTTTCCCATTTGCATTTGAATCTGACGTTGGTAGTGTCATAATTGTTAATAAATACAAAAACCCAAAAACAACTAATAATATTGTAATAATAAGCGACTGTCCAAAATATGTCTTGATGTATCCTCCAGGATCAAGTGTATAAAATAACAACAAAAATACAATCAAGCAAAAGTAAATAAGAATGTATTTTATTCTATCAATATTTATATCAATATCATAATTTCCTTGGCTACTTTGAAAAGCAAAATAAAATAAAAATACACCCAATATTAATGATAATGGTCCAATAATAAATAAATAGTTATACATATAGTCCGTTAAATTTCTATATGACACAATTAGTCCAATAATATAAAAAATTAATAATAATACATATTTTAGTTTACTTAAAAAACTCAAAATGTCTCTATAGTTTGGAATTGTCAAAAATAATATAGTCAATATAGCTAACATTATTGCAATAACAATAAAACAAGTTTCTATAATTTTAGTTGATTTTGAAATATTATTTGGTTTAGGTATAGCCGATTTGTTATACAATAGTATAAATACAATTATTACAAGTATTAATATAACAACTCCAAAACTTCCATATGTTAAACTATTTTTAATTTTATTTAATGGAAATGAATTGTTATTAGTTGTTGGAATATTCATAATATATAATTACATTTTTATTTTATCATTATAAAAACATCTTATAATAATATTTTTTTACATATTTTCCATTGCTGTTTTTTTCCCATGACATTCTCTACATAAAGCTACTAGATTATCAACATTATTACTTCCACCTTGATCGAGGCGTTTGATATGGTCTACTTCAAACCAAGCGTTCAACTGGGTTTTACATTCACCACATTTCCACCCCTGTTGAGAAGCAACAAATTTTTTCTTTGTTTCACTAACAGAACGTTTTGTTCCTTTTGATCCTGACTCTAAAATACGTTTTTCAAGTGGATTTATAGAACTATTTGGGTTTTCATTTAACTCATTGTTTAAATCTCCCATAAATGAACTATTGTTATTCGTTGTAAAGTCTATTAATGGTGAAAGCATATCCATAGAGGATTTATCAATCGGCATGTATTTCACAACATTATTCGCATGTAGTAATATATTTTTACATTTATCAGGACTTCGCCTTATCAACAAATAAAATACTATACCTAAAAATGCAAAAAAAGCAATTTGAAAATATTTTTTATGTTTCATTATCATTTTAAGTATTTTCCCGTCATGATAAGTATTATATATAAAAAATGCTGTAATTCCAAATATAAGTAACTCAAGTTTCATTTATATAATAAATAGATTAAAAGATTGTATATTAAATAGTTTGGTGAGTTAAAGTTTTATTTGAAATTTTTGAAGATTTTTTTAATGATTTTTTAGTTACAGATTTAAAATTAGAATTTTTACTAGTTTTTCTTGTAGTTTTTGAACTTTTCTCTCTATATCCAATTTGAAGAGAAGAAATTCCATTCGCTTTTGAAAATAATTCATTCAACGATGTTAGTTTCTCTATAAGAACATCTGTATTTATTGGTGTAGTAACGTTGTCTATTACAAACAATATAATGTTTTTAATATTTTTTACAATATCAATTTCAATATCTTGTAAATCATCTATACTATCATATAAATATTCTACAATAGGTAAATATGTTACAGTAAATCCCCAAATATCTAAATTTTTTAAAAAAACTTCTGAAAAATATGTAGTTTCATCAAATTTATTATCAACTGTAAATTTAAATAAAATCTTTGAAATATATTCAAAAATAATATAGAATGTATATTCAAATTCAATCAGTTCTTTTTTGAAGTTTTCATCTACAACAATTAAATTCTTTTCAAAAAACATTTCAAAAATGTTATTAAATGTTTTTAAATGACCTGGACCTCTCTCATTTATCCAATAAATTACAAAATTAATAACAAAAGAACGAATTGAAAAAAAATTGGGATTTGGATTATTTTCAAGAAATTCTGCATACATTTTTCTGAAATCATCATTGAATATTATAATAGAAAAAGGAACATTAAACTGAAAAGGTCTGTCTGACAAAACATCTGGTATTTTTTCTCCATTATTATATCTTGTAGATAGCCCCCAGTCGATTAGTCTAGATTTCAAAGTGTCGTTGTTTTCTCTTACCAATATATTTGAATCTTTTATATCACAATGATATATATTCTTATTGTTCATTGGAATGATTCCATTTTTTAATAATTGAATTAATGAGTTATTTAATTTAATAAGTTTATTATAATTTATTTTACCATAATCAATATAATATCCAACGTCTACACCACCATAAGGCATATTTAATGCAAGTATATTTCCTAATGAAGAGTTAATATTTGAAGAATTGATTTCCATTTTTTTTAATGCACTACATTTTTTATCAAAATTCTCAAGATCTGTAGCAGTCAACTCTTCAGGATTACAAACACTAAAACCGTCAATCAAAAAATAGTCACTATAATTGGGAATACTTTCAAGCATTTTTTTGTAATTTTCGATATCACCATATTCCTCTATAGCATATTTTTTTTTCATTAGTTTAGTAACAGTTCCTTCACTTCTTGGTTTCCCTTTACACTTTAATGATGGTTTAAAAATACAACCAAATCCTCCAGATTCAATTACTTTACCACCTTTACTAGATTTATTTGTATATGCTTTTGATTTATTTTTCATTATTTAAAATATAAATAGATAATAATTATTTATTATAAAAATAAACAATAGTACTTATAAAAAGAATTAAAATAATAATGTAAATAATTTTACTCCTTATTTTATAATATTCTCTCAATTTCAAATCACGAGGTTTGTATTCCTCGTAATAGTTTTCATAAAAATTACTTAATGAAATACTAGGTTTTTCTAATTTTTGATTTATTTTATTGTGAATAAAATGCATCCAACGTATAAATGCATCTCTAGAATCTAAATAAGGTGAAACAGGATATTCATCTAATAATGCACTAAAATACGAAGACATACTTTCTATAGGAATAAACAAAGGTATATTATGAATAAACTCATAATATTTTTTTTTTGTAATTGTATTTGGACGATCTGGATAACACATTGCGACTGTATGCAAAAAAAACCAGTAATGCGGTCCCCATACTTTTGGATCTAATCCCATTTGAATAAAATAATATAAAAAGATAAATGTTTAAACATATTTATGTAATAATTGTATATAAATAATTTAATATGAATATGAATAAAACTAGTATGTGTAACAACTGCGGTAAACATGGACATTTATTTCATCAATGTAAACTACCTATTACTAGTTATGGAGTAATACTATTTCGTTCTAGTGAAAAAGGAGCTCAATTTTTAATGATAAGAAGAAAAGATAGTTTTGGTTATATTGATATTATAAGAGGAAAATATTCATGTTACAATATAGAACAAATACAAAAAAGTGTAGACGAAATGTCTGTTGCAGAAAAAGAAATACTTATGAAAGAATCATTCGAAAATTTATGGAAGTTATTATGGGGTGAAAATAATAAAATACAATATAAAGGTGAAGAAGTGACATCTTATAAAAAATTTGAAACGATTAAAAATGGAATTTTAGTAAATAATGAAAAAATAACCTTATATGATATAATAAAAAATAGCAAAACATCTTGGAATGAAACAGAATGGGAATTCCCAAAAGGAAGAAGAAATTTTCAAGAAAAAGACCTTGAATGTGCTTTAAGAGAGTTTGAAGAAGAAACAGGTTACTCAAGTAAAAATATTATAGTTATAGATAATTTGATGCCGTTTGAAGAAATATTTATAGGATCAAATCATAAGTCTTATAAACATAAATACTACTTGGCTTATATGAAAGAGACAGACGATAATTTACAAAATTATCAAAAAACAGAAGTTAGTAAACTAGAATGGAAAACAATAGATGAGTGTTTAGAATGTATAAGACCTTACAATTTAGAAAAAAAAAATTTAATAAAAAATATTAATAAAGTAATACAAGAATATAGATTATATTCGTAATATATAATATGCAACAGTCTCTTGATAAAAATATTAAAAAGAAAATGAAATTTAAAATAGTAAATGATGATGTTGAAGAACCAAAAATAATAGTCAAACCTTTATCTGATGAATTGAATAAACCTACTGAAACATTAGAAGATTTGAAAAAAGAGTATGAAATGAATGATTGTGGATCATCTGAAAACAAATATGATAAAAGTTGTAATACTTTTTTATTAAAAAAAGAATTTTTAGAAAGGAAAGAGCTAAGTGAAAATCCAGAAGAAGATATGTATTTGTATCCAAATTTGAATGATCCTAATTTTATTGTTAAAATTGCAGAAAAAAAAGAATTTAATGATACAAAATATGATGGGAAAATTTACAACATAAAAGAACAAGCTGATATTTTAGCAAATGCAGAGTTTGAATTAGCTCCACAACAAGCATTTGTCCGAAATTTTCTCTCTTTTCAAACTCCTTATAATAGTCTTTTATTGTATCACGGATTAGGAAGCGGTAAAACGTGCACAGCAATTGGAGTATGTGAAGAACAAAGAGATTATTTGAAACAAATGGGAATATCAAAACGTATAATAGTTGTAGCTTCCCCAAATGTTCAAGATAATTTTCGTCTTCAATTATTTGATGAGAGAAAATTAAAATTAGTAGATGGTCTGTGGAATATTAAAGGGTGTGTAGGAAATAAGTTATTAAAAGAAATTAATCCAATGAATATGAAAGGTATACCAAAAGAAAAGGTAATTAGTCAAATAAAAACAATTATTAATACGTATTATTTATTTGTAGGATATATTGAATTTTCAAATTATATTGAAAAAATTCAAGAAGTAAAAGGTAACTATAAAAATGAAAAAGATAAAAATGTTAAAATGTTACGTAACTTGAAATACGAATTTGATAATCGACTTATTGTTATTGATGAAATACATAATATTCGTATCGCAGAAGATAATAAAAACAAAAAAGTTGCTATGAGTTTATTGAATCTTGTTAAATCTTCATCAAATTTAAGGTTATTACTATTGTCTGCGACACCAATGTATAATAGTTATAAAGAAGTTATTTGGCTATTAAATTTAATGAACTTAAATGATAAAAGAGCGACTATTGAAATAAAAGATGTATTTGATAGTAATGGTGAATTTAAAAAAGGAAAAAACGGAGAAGAAATTGGAAAAGAATTATTAATTCGAAAAGCAACAGGATATGTTTCTTTCGTAAGAGGAGAGAACCCGTATACTTTTCCATTTAGAGTTTTCCCATTTTTGTTTTCACCTACAAATACTTTTAATGATATACCATACCCAACATATCAAATGAATGGAAAAAAAATAACTGAGAAAGATAAAATTGATATACTTAAATCAAATATTTATTTAACAAACATAGGTAGTTATCAATCTATTGGTTATCAGTTTATAATAGATAGTTTAAAGAATAAAAAATTTGCGATTACAACTAAAAAGGGAATTGTTAGAGATATGCCAAGTTTTGAAAACATGGAGTCGTTTGGTTATACACTATTGACAATACCATTAGAATCTTTGAATATTGTTTATCCTATGGAAGGTCTTGAAGATATGGTTAATAACAAAACGCCTATAGAAAGTTTATCGCCTATAAGTAGTATTTCTCCTGCAAAAAGTAATTCTAGTTTAGAAAATTCATCTATTTCTCCTGTTTTAGAAAAAGTAAATAATATTCCATCTTTAGAACAAAGAATAGAATTAACGGAAAAACCTTCTAGTGAAAGATCAATAACGTCTTATAACTCAAATAACATTCGTGGTGGTCAGGTTTCAAGTGATGAATCTGTAGAAAGTGTATTAACAAATAGCAGATATATAAATCCGAATGATTTAACAGGAAAAAATGGATTAGAACGTGTAATGACTTTTATTGATAGTAAAAATCCTCCTGAAAAAGGGTCGTTTGAATATAAAAAATGGATATTAGATAAAGACGAAAGAATTTTTTCAAAAGGAAAAATTGGCAAATATAGTTCAAAAATTAAATCTATTTGTAACAGTATTGTAAATGAAAATGGTGTTGTTTCTGAAGGGGTTATATTGATATATAGTCAATATATTGATGCAGGAATTATACCAATAGCACTTGCATTAGAAGAAATGGGATTTTCAAGGTATGCGGAAAATGCAAAATCTATGTTCAAAACACCTCCAACAGAGTTAGTAGATTCTAGAACAATGAAGCCGAGACAATCCAAAACTGAAACATTTATGCCTGCAAAATATGTTATGATAACTGGAGATCATCGTATTTCTCCAAATAATGATTTTGAAGTGAAATCTGTAACAAACGACTCAAATAAATATGGAGATAAAATAAAAGTTATTTTAATTTCACAGGCGGGTTCAGAAGGTATTGACTTTAAATTTATTAGACAGATTCACATATTAGAACCTTGGTATAATATGAATTTGATAGAACAAATTATAGGTCGTGGTGTTCGTAATTTTAGTCACAAGGATTTGGATTTTGAAAAACGTAATGTTCAAATATTCATGTATGGAACCATTTTAGAAAATAATACTGAAGAAGCTGCAGATGTATATGTGTATAGAGTGGCAGAGTATAAAGCATTACAAATTGGCAAAGTTAGTAGAGTATTAAAGGAAACATCTGTAGACTGTATTATAAATCATGATCAAACAAATTTTACACAAGAAAATATTGAAAAAAACACTACAGAAAATATTAAACAAATATTATCAACTGGACAACAAATAGATGATTTTAAAGTGGGAGATGCTCCATATTCAGCTGCATGTGATTATATGGAAACATGTGTATACAAATGTTATCCAGATAAAAATATAGTAGAAAGTATAAATGAAGAATCCTATACAGAACCATTTATAGTTATGAACTCTGATAAAATAATTCAAAAAATTGGTAAATTATTTAGTGACAAAATAGACGGTAAATTTTTTTATAAAAAGGATAATCTTATTAAAAAAATAAATTATCCAAAACCATATCCAGTTGTTCAAATTTATGCAGCTTTAACACAGTTAATAGAAGATGCAAACGAGTTTATTTTTGATAAGTATGGGAGAACTGGACACTTAATAAATATAGGTGAATATTATTTGTTTCAACCAAGCGAATTGAATAATCCACATATTGGCATTTTTGAAAGATCAACACCTTTAGATTTTAAAAATAGTATGGCAAAATTCGAGTTAAAACAAGGAATAGTAAACCAATCTTATGAAAATGTGCATAACACTATAGAAGAAAGAAAGATACAACCAACTATAGTAAAACAAGGTAAAGAAGTAGTAACACAAATAGAAGAAGAACAAAGCCAAGAAAGAGAAATAGATAGACAATCAAAATTACAACAAGAAATAGAGGTTATACGAAGTATGAAAGAAAATTTTGAATTTGCAATGTCTACTGCACGAACACATAAAACAGTTCCAAGAGGGGACGATAATTGGTATAAACATTGTGGTGTAACTATGAAAAAATTAATAAATATTGGAATAATGAAAACAGAAGATGCTTTACAATTTTTAGTAGAACATTTAGTAGATATGTTATCATATGAAGAAAAGTTAGAACTAATTTCTTTTATATATTCTAACAATGTATTTAAAGAAAATACATTTGAGTACTATGTAAAAAAATATTTAGATACAAAAATAATTAGAACAAAACGTCTTACGAGTATTATTTTATTTTCAGGTGAAAAAATACAGATAATGATAATGAAAAATAATAGATGGGTCCATGCTGAACCGGAGGATGAGAGAGAAGTTGCAATTGAAGCTGTCAAACATCTTGATTTTTCAAAGTATAGTACAGGCAAAATAATCGGTTTTATTGGTCAAGATCAAAAAAATAAATATTTAGTATTTAAAGTCAAAGATATGGAAGCAAAAAGAAATACAGGAGCAAGATGCGACGAAGCTAGTAAAATAAAAAAAATACAAATACTTAATGAATTATTGGGGGATGAAATGTTTGAAAAGTATACGGATGGAACAACAAAAGGACTGGTTCAACCTGAGTTATGTTCATTGCAAGAATTTTTATTTAGATTTTATAACAAGGAAAAGAAAGATAATAAAATTTGGTTTTTTGATTTTGAAAATGCGATGTTGTCTAAAAAAGAATTAAAAATTTAAAATAAAATTGATAAATAATTATTAAAAGATAAATATTATATATAATAATGGAAGTTATTGGTAGTGCAAAACCAAAATATAGAAAAAAACAAGTTATTGATAATGTCATATATACAAGATCATTAGTTACACGTAATATATCTGTACCTATAGTCAATATAGGTAGAAATATTCAAGAAACAATTGAAAAAAATATTGCGGATAGTTTTGAGGGAAAATGTGTCACAGAGGGATTTATCAAAAAAGATTCTTGTAAAGTACTAACACACTCAAGTGGTATTATAAAAGGCGTTGCTGTTAATTTTGAAGTTGTATTTGAATGTAAAATATGTTCTCCTGTAGAAGGTATGTTAATACAATGCATTGCAAAAAATATTACAAAAGCAGGAATTCGTGCTGAAAGTGCAGATGAAACACCTTCGCCTGTTGTTGTTTTTATTACTAGAGACCATCATTATATGATTCCATATTTCTCAACCATTCAAGAAGGTGATAAGTTTACTGCACGTGTATTAGGTCAAAGATTTGAGTTAAATGATAAATATGTCTCTATCATTGCAGAACTAGTTGAACCAAAGAAAGACTTTTCTAAACCAAAACTTGTATTTGAAGATTAATCTATTTATTATGAATAACATTTAAAAATATTGTAACGATAAATATATAATGCAAGCAGATAGCGAAATAGAAACAGAGATTAATGAATTGAATATAATACGTGAAAAGATAGAAACTATGCCTAAGTTTAACCAAGTAGAAATTTTGCGTATTTTAAGTAAAAATAATAATGTTACTTTGAATGAAAACAAATACGGGGTTCATATTAACTTGTCAGAGTTACCAGATGAAATGATTGAAAATTTAAAAGTATATATCAACTATGTAAACACACAAGAGTTAAATTTGAATAAATTAGAAAAACAAAAAGAAGAATTTAAAAATATATACTTTACAAAAGATAATAAAGATAATCTGGTAAAAAATAAATATGCATAGTCATTTCAATAAAAATATGAGTAACTATCATTATCATAATAATAATAATACAAAAAAAGATTATAATCATGTAATTATTAAACTACAAGATTATATGTTAACAGGTAAATTATTAGCAAGTTCTATAAAATACAAAACAATAAATAATGAAAAAAATAATAAAAAAAATAAAGAAAATGTTGTTAATTTCAATAGTTTACAAAAAGAAAAAGAAAATCCTTTTTTTTATCCAAAAGAAAAGGATACACTATTTTGGTGTTTTTTCATTATTCAAAATGGGTTTTCAAAATACGAATATCCTGGAACAACAACATTTGTAAATGAAAAAGCAGAAAAATTCAAGTGTATTGATTTACTAAGAAAAAATAAACAACAGTTAAAAACCAATAAAATCAAAAATATAAAAGAAGATGTAGAAGATGAACTCGCAAACAAACAAACCATAAATATGAAAACATTTATAGCATTATGCGTTGCAAGTAATATAAATATAATGTACATACACAAAAGAAAATGTTTTGAATATATTTTTGATGAAGAAATGCCTATTCATGTAGTTCACTGTATTGATAATACAGGTTTATCTTCAAAGTACTGCTATGAAATAAATATTACAAAAGAAAAAATAGAAAATTATCGAAACACGTTATTTAAATGGGATAATATTGATAAACCATTAAAGGCAGTATCATCTTACAAATTAGAAGAGTTAATAGAATTATCTAAAAAATTTGGTTTAGGAGATGACGATAAAGAATTTCATAAAAAAACCAAAAAAGAACTGTATGAAAAATTAGTTATACAGTTATAAAACTAACTATTTAATTTAAAAATTGATTACGATATAAAAATGTAATTATATATATATAATAATGTCAAATAACCTTAAAGAAAATTTAGAATCTATGCATAAAAAAGATAATAAAAAATATAAAGCTATCACAAAAGAAGAACTTCAAAATCAATTTGAAAATATTGTGAAAATATTTTGGGGAAACAACCCTTATATTAAAGATGTAAATAAAAACAATGAGTTAGAGGTTAGATTTGGAACAAGAGGAATTAAACCTTTAACAAAAATAGATTATGATAATGTTATTAAAAAACTAAAGTCACTTGGGTTTTCATGTAATAATAATGAAGAAGGAGTTTATATGTTGCGTATTCAAAATGAATTTTTAGATTCTCATACAGGTAAGTTCAAATTATCTAACACAAGAGCAGAAATAACAGGGTTTCATGCAATACAAGATTACTGTAAACATAATGATATTAAAAAAGTAATACAACAACATAATGTGGAGTTTACAAATAAGGGAGTATATTTTAAAGGGGAAAATGATATACTAAGACCTGTTAATTTTGACGATTTCAATTTTAGAGTGTCTTATAATGTAGAAAAAAAAATGTATATAAATTCTGCACTTGTAAATAATATGATTGATAATTGGGAAAAATCAAAAAAATATTTTAGATACATAAATCGTGTTACATTAACGCATCCGTTATTTCCGATTAATGTAGATATTAGTATTGTCAAAACATCTAACTATGATAAAGGTACTCCAATATTAGAGTATACTACAAAAGAAGCACATGTTTTTGAGAATAACGAAAATTATGAAATAGAATTAGAAATAGATAACTCATCTATAGGACCAGGAACAGAAACAGACAACCCTATGGTTTTACTAGAAAGTATTCGTAAAGTAATTAAATTTATACTTATGGGTCTACAAGGGTCAAACTATCCTATTTCATATCCAGAACAAAATAACGTTTTACAAGAATATATGATGTTAATTCACAAAGATAACTATCAACCAGGAAAAAGAATATTTCCAACTAATTTTATAGGACCTTCTTCTACTACATTGCAAATTGTAAATATTGCACCTATCAATGAAAATACAAATATACCAAATATTAGAAAAGATTATACAGTAACAGATAAAGCAGATGGAGAGAGAAATATGTTATTTGTTTCTTCAAATGGGAAAATCTATTTAATTAATTCGAATATGAACATTAGTTTCACAGGAGCTAAAACAGAAACAAAAGAACTATTCAACTCTTTAATTGACGGAGAAATTATTATTCATGATAAAAACGGGAGATATATAAATTTATACGCTGCTTTTGATATATATTTTATAGATAAAAATGATGTAAGAACATATGGTTTTATGCCAAGAGCAAAGGAAGATTTAAAGTCTAAATTTAGAGTTCCATTGTTAAAAAATTTCATGAAAATGTTAAATATAAAGTCTATTGTTAAAGATAATATTTCACCTATTAGAGTAGAATCTAAAAATTTCTACCCATTGAATCCAACTGAAAATATATTTGATGCTTGTAATTTTATACAAGAAAGAGTAAGTCAGGGATTATTTGAATATAATACAGATGGATTAATATTTACCCCTGCTAGTATGGGAGTTGGTGCAGATGAAATTGGGAAAGCTGGCCCATTGAAAAAAGACACATGGATTTATTCTTTTAAATGGAAACCAACCTATTATAATACAGTCGATTTCTTAGTAACAACAAAAAAAACGGATAAAGGGTTAGATATGGTAACACCATTATTTCAATCTGGTTTACAAACATCCTCAGTCGCACAAATAAATGAATATAAAACAATTATTTTAAGATGTGGATTCAATGAAAATAAACATGGATATATAAATCCCTGTCAAGATGTAATTAACGACAACTTGCCAGACTATAATGCATCAGAAAAAAAAGACTATAAATATTATCCAGTTCAATTTTATCCAACAAATCCATATGATCCATCTGCGGGTGTTTGTAATATTATGTTGAAAAAGGATGCAACCGGAGTAAGTCAAATGTTTTCAGAGGAAAATGAAGTTTTTGAAGATAATACAATTGTAGAATTTCGTTATGAAATAAATAATGAGAAAGGATGGAGATGGATACCATTAAGAGTTCGTTATGATAAAACTGCAGAACTCAGAAACAATGGAAGTAATTTTGGTAATGCGTATCATGTTGCGAATAGTAACTGGCATTCCATTCATAACCCAATTACAGAAGAAATGATATGTACAGGAAATAATATACCAGATGAGATTGCTGATGATGATATATATTACAATAGATTAACTACAAGTAGTTCGACTCAAGGATTAAGAAATTTTCATAACTTATATGTCAAAAATTTATTAATTACTAGTGTATCAAAAAGGGATGATACATTAATAGATTATGCATGTGGAAAAGGTGGAGATTTTCCAAAATGGATAAATGCAAAATTATCATTTGTTTTTGGCATAGATGTTTCGAAAGATAATATTGAAAATAGACTGGATGGTGCATGTGCAAGATTTTTGAGTTTCAGAAAAACTTTTAAGAAAATGCCATATGCTTTATTTGTAAATGGAAATAGTAATTTGAATATTCGTTCTGGACTAGCAATGATGAATGATAAAGCACTTCAAATAACAAAAGCGGTTTTTGGGCAAGGTCCTAAAGATGAAGAAAAATTAGGTAAAGGTGTTGCAAAACAATACGGGAAAGGTGAAGATGGTTTCAATATTTCATCATGTCAATTTGCATTACATTATTTCTTTGAAAATCAATCAACTTTTCAAAACTATATTAGAAACGTTGCTGAATGCACTAAACTAGGAGGTTACTTTATTGGAACTTGTTATGATGGGAAATTAATATTTAATCTATTAAATAAGAAAAGTATAGGTGAGAGTATTGAAATGTATGAGAATGATAAAAAAATATGGGAAATTAGAAAAGAATATGATGATGATAAATTTGAAGACGATGTAACTAGCTTAGGATATAAAATTAATGTTTTTCAGGAAACAATTAATAAAATGTTTGCAGAATATTTAGTCAACTTTGACTATTTAGACAGAATTATGGAGAATTATGGGTTTAAGTTGCTCATGAGGGATGAAGCAAAGTCATTAGGATTACCTGAAGGATCTGGATTATTTAGTGAACTATATACATTAATGCAAAAAGAAGTTGAAAAAAATCCTTTCAAAAAAAATGATTATGGCTCTGCTTTAGAAATGAATTCAAATGAAAAAAGAATTTCCTTTTTAAATAGATACTTTGTATTCAAGAAAATAAGTAACGTGAATGCTGAAAAAATAGCATTAGAAATGATAGATGAAAATGGTGTTTATGAGAAACCAAGAAAAAAAATAAGTGAACAAAAAATAAATGACATTGTTTCTAAGAAAACTGTTGAAAAAATAGAAGGGAAAAAGGCTCGTCGCTTAAATAGAAAAATATTGTTAGTTGCTGCGACAGAATCAATTAACTCATCTCCAAACACTCATCCTCCTGTCGAACCAATAAGTCCGGTTGTAACCGAAGAACCAAAAACAGAAGAACCAATAACAATTCAAACAGAAGTTACTTCAGTAAAAAAACCTTTAAAAAGAGTTAAAAAACTTAAATTAGCTGAAGATGATAATTAATAATCATTCTTAGAACTTAAATAAAAAATATTATATATTATTAATCTTAAATTTTATGAGTTACCATATATTACCAAAAAAACAAATAATTAATAAAATAGATCCTACATTTAATACAATAGAACCGGTTATATCATTTAGTTTGATACATTATCTTAATAGTTACCAAGAACAAATAAAAAAAATAAAATTACAAATGGAAGAAAATAAAAATAACGATTATAATATTGAATTATTATACAAAATTATTAATCCATATGAATTTTTACATAGTAAAGTAACTGGGTCTAAGTTTTCAGTAAGTAAAATTAATAGTAACTCTATGATTTTTTATACATTTATGGAAATTTGTATTATTTTCAACATTTTTGAATCATTTCATGGTAGAAATATCAAAACTTTACACTGTGGTCATAATAATATGTCTACAATTGAATGTATGAATATTTTTAGAGAAAATAATAATGATATTAACTATGACTATTTTTTTGACAATGATGAAATAAAAACAAATAGTTATATAGAGTTATTTCCCGAAGAAAAAACGATTGACTTATTATATTTTGAAGTAACAAATATCGATGATAGTCAAAATAATGAAATAAATAGTAAATACATACTGTCATTAATTATTATACTATGTAACATTTACAGATATCAGAATATGAATGGAACATGTATTATAAAAATTGATAGTTTATTTTACAAACCAATAATAGATATTATCTATATTTTGACAAGTATTTATGACAAAGTTTATATTATTAAACCAAATACTTCTAATATTTTTAATAATGAGCGTTTTTTAATATGTAAAAATTTTATAACAGATTTTTCAAAAACATTAGAAAATAATAATTCTTTAAAAATTTTAAAAGTTGTATTAGATGAATGTATAAATAAAAAAAAAATGTTAAGTTCATTAATAAAAAATGATTTACCTTATTATTTTATGAATAAAATAGAAGAATCAAATGTAATTATTGGAAATCAACAGTTAGAACATTATGATCTGTTAATAAATATAATAAAAAATCGAAATAGAGATGATAAATTAGAGACAATAAAAAAAAATAATATACAAAAATGTATTCAATGGTGTGATAAATACAAAATACCTTATAATAAATTTGTAGAAAAGTTAAATATATTTTTACCTGTTTTGATATATGATGATATTGAGATAGAATAGATTTATGGTTATAATTTTTGATTTTAATTAATAATTAGATATATAATTAAAACTTAAATGTTTATATCTAATAAATAAAATGAAGTATATTTTGATTATCTACTCTATTATTTTATCATCATTTTCGGCTAGCCAAATGAAACCCAAATTGTGTATTAATTGTAAGTTTTATAAAAAAGACTTTTTTACTAGTAGTGAATTTGGAAAATGCTCATTGTTTCCCAGAGAGAAAGAAAATGACTACTTTTTGGTGAATGGAAATAATAATAATAATATAGAATCCTATTATTGTTCTACATCAAGAAAATATGATCATCTCTGTGGAAAGGAAGCAAAGTTTTTTGAAAAAAAATGATTTTGATTGTTTGAAATGAGAAAAAAGTATAGTTTTTATTTTGTTTTTTATTTTGTCTTTTAATTTTTAATTTTGTTTTTTAATCTAAAAGAAACAACGCATTTTCAATATCTTTTTCAACATTTTGAATATGTATAGTTTCATCACTCCAACAATATGAGCATGATACCTCACCTAAGTTCCATAATGGTGAAATACTTTTAAAAATCCCATTGAATATTTTTTCTGCTCGATTTTTATGAAACTTTGATGTAGTTATTATTATATTTGGAATATCTTCAAATGTGTTATTTTTTAACCATTTTTTTAAATAAACAAAATTTTCTGCAGTATTTTTTGATTTTTCGTCTAATATGATTTTTTCATTTTTTTTTAAATTATTTGCCATATTTTTTGCTTCTGTCATTCCATTTTGTAATGCATTTTTCACCCCTCCTGTTAAAAACCAAATAACATTGTTAGAATTTGCAATGTTATTTGCATATTGAATTGCTGTATTTACACGGTCATCTTGTATTTCATTCATATGACACCCCAATATAACCATAATAGTCAACTTTGGAGAACAGTAAACACGAATGAAAATAGAGACAAGTATAATTATATTGATTCTGCTCATTTTGAAATTTTTAGACTATTAAAAATTTATATTTCATTTTTGAGAGAAAAAAAATTCAATTTTTTATTTAATAGGTTGACCACCTGGTATTGAAGCACTTATACCATTATTTGCCACAGTAGGTCCTGCTTTTAAGTTTCCCATATTTTGAAGTTCTTTTGATAAAAAGTCATTTGAACCTGGAAAACAGGTTTTTGGATTATAACTTACTTGTCTAAAGATAATAGGTAATGCCGGATTACATTTCTCAACTTTAGATTTATATATAAATGGAACAAATGGTTGTTCTCCAGGATAGTCATGTGTGCTTGGGGATCCTCTTAATGCATTACTATTATTCACGTTTATTTCAATTGTTGTCAAACCTAATTTATAAGTTCTTGCGCTACTTGAAACTGAACCTTGAACAGCAAATTGAGGATTACTTGGTTTATACACAACTAACTTACAACCATTTGGATTACTTGGACCAGTCAAAGCCATACCATAATAAGGGTTTGTAATGAAATTTCTAAAAATAATAGCTGCTTGTGCAGATTTACCAGAATTTAAATTTGAAATAAATGAAACAAATTGCTGGATAGTTGTTATTTGTAAATTATAAAAATTTGTAATATCACTATTAGAAAAAAGGCCATCATTATTTAAAAGTTGAAATGCTAATGCAACTAATTCAACTTGAGAATAAGTACCTAATCCTGTATTTGGATAACAATTACCTACATAAGTATTCAAAACTGTTAGAGGATCGCCTGGTTTTGCAGCTGCGATCATGGAATTAGTAATATTATGATTGTTTTTAAGTAATGCTGCATTTGTAATATCATCGTTAAACGTTTTAAAATTAAATGCACGTTGTTCATACGTTTTACATCTGTTCTCTCTGTATTGTTGTAAAGTAGTAAAATAATTTTTTTTTAAATTTGTGCTTGCTGGTCTTACTCTGAGTAGTGCTTTTCTAGGTTCATTGCAACAATTTTGCGGATTTGTACAAATAGGTTCAGGATTATTTGTTAAAAAAGGCTCTGGATAATAATTTGTTACTACACTTATTCCATTGCATTTTTTACATTCTTTATTAGAATGTCTTGCTTCATTCAACTCATATATATTATTTTCTTTTACTGAATATTGGCCCGGCCTATCCATTAATTGACCAATGAGTCCCCCCGATTTATTCTCTAACCCTACTGCAGATTTACTCATTCTACTTGTATTTACCTGAATGTATTGTGATGGATTGTTTGGATTTACTATAATAGTTGGTACTGGAGTAACATTACCTTTTCTAAATTGCCATTTTAAAGGTCTAGACGAACCTTGTTTATAAGCTTCTACATTTGTATAATCTTTATTTGTTAGTGGACGTATATTTCCAGCGGTTATACCAACAGGATTACTATAAAGTCCGTCTCCTTTCCAAGTTTTATAATTTGCTGTAAAAGGTGCATTTAAAGAATTATTATAAGATTCAGTGCCTTGTGGATAAAATGCAGTTGCCATTATATTATTAATAAAGAAGAAAATAAAAGTATATATATATAATAATATTATGTTAGTAATATTTTTTATAATATTTTTTAGTATTTTGATACTTTATCAGTTATTTTTAGCTATATCAGGAAAAAAATTGATTGAAGGGTTACAAACAAATAATAGTACTACTAGTACTATTAATAATGGAATTAATCAAAATACACCAACTACAACAACACCATTGTCATCTGCAACACCAACAACACCAACTACAACAACACCATCTACAACAACACCATCTACAACAACACCATCTACAACAACACCATCTACAACAACACCATCTACAACAACACCATCTACAATAACACCAACTACAACAACACCAACATCACAAACTATAGTAAAACCTCAATCAAATCTAACTTATCAAGAGTATGGGAATGATACAATGATTTTATCTGAAAAAAATGCAGGTAATATTGAATTTTTAAAAAGTCAAGTTAATGATTTATCTAATCAAGTTTCTGCTATAGCTAGTCAACAAGCGGTATTTGCAAATAAAATAGCATCTACCCAACCTTTAAATATAACAGGTACATAAATACTTTTATATTATATTATATTATATAAAATGACAAATATATTTCAAGATGTTCTAACAGATTCTAAAAATGTAAAAGACAGCTTAATTGGTCCTGATTATCCTTATTGGAAAAATATAAAAGACCCAAGTTCTATTGGTATGACTGATGAAGGTAATTTACCCGCATTAGCTAGAGATATAGATGGATTAATACAATATGTAGAAGTATTAGTTACTGGTGGTGGAGCATCTACAACAGGAGGACCTTTAGGGAACAAATTTTTTTTACAAACAGGCGCAAAGTGTAAAGATATAAAATCTGGAAATGAAGTTGATAGATATATTTATATTAATAATGTTCCTATGGGAAATGTTCCTTTTATATCGTCAGGATTAGGGACAAATTTTTCTACTTTCAAAGGATTAATTCCTGGAACAATGGAAAATTTAAATGCTTTAAATCCATACACTATATTAAGTTCTTTTATGTCTGGTTCTGTTCCAGATTGCCAAGAAATAACAATGCAAACAGTTGATACGAATAATGTTTCAGGACAACAAACACATTTTGTAACAACTACAGATATTAGTAACATGGATCCTTGTAACTGGAGTGATGGGAAAAATCCTGTAAATAAAAAGAATTGCAAACAAGCTTTTACAGGAATGCAAACAAAAAATACTTCTTTACCACCTGATCCTGTAATACAGTTCTATTTTGCCTCACTTGGAGTATTAGGAATTTATATTTTATACTGTATCATGATGAAAAAAAATAAATAAAATAATATAAATTACTATTTAAATTTTTATATTATTTAATGTTTTCTTCTTCTGCGACGACCACCTGTAGCAGAAGCATAATGTAGATCCATTGGATCATAACCGGTAGGACCATTTGAATCATTCATTATTTCCATATTTACTTGCCCACCTCTTCTACGTCTTTTTCCCCCTTTTACTCCTGCAATATGACCAATTTCACTTCCTACATTTTGAACACCTTGTCCAATACTAGATGCTGCGTCTTTTGCAGTTGAACCTATAGTAGAAATAGCTCCTTCTGCAGTTGATCCTATACTAGACGCTGTAGTTGATACTGTTTTACCAAGATCACTCGCAACTTCTCCTACTTTATTTTTTGTTCCATTTAAAAAATTTCCTACTCTTTCCATAAATGTTGGTTCGTGATATAAAATATCCATTCCTCCAATACGTCTTCTTGATCTTCTGCTTCCTCCTCTTTTCATTGTTTTCTTCTTTGATCCGCCTCTCTTTGATGTTTTTTTAGAGTATGACCCTTTTTTTTTATGACTAACCATTTATATTATAATTAAAGAAATTATAAAAATAATATAAAGAAAAATTAAAAAGTTATTAGTAAAATAAAATACTACTAAATAACTATCATTTTTTCTTGAATTTTCTAAAAAATAAAAAATTTTGCTATGAATATTAATATGTTTGACTTACTAAAGAACCCCACGCACAAGTTTTCCCATTACAAAGACTTGTATTATATATTGATCCTTTTTTGGCTGGAGCAGTGCATCCTCCAGATCTGACAAAACGCAACGCAGTTTTCACATCATTTTTATTATAACTTTTATATGTTAATGGTGCATCTGCAGGCAATCCATATTTCAAAGAACTTTTCCCTACAGCAGCACTTTTTTTTGCTGATAAATACAAAGAAGAAGATGCTGGTGCTACATATTTAGTTGACTGTGAAACTAAATACGATTTTTGCATATCTGCAGAATACTGTGAAGTAGGCGGAATTGAAGAATACATCTGTGTTCCTCTACTAAAATTATGCTGTGTTGTATTTGTTCTTCTATACTGGTTTCTTGCTTGTGAAAATGTGCTTGCTCCATCAGAAGGATAATACTGTGGTGGGTTTGGATGAATTCCACTTAAAACACCAAGTTGATTTTGAATTGTTGTTCCGGGTGTTCTATTTGTGCTTAATGGCCCAATTACAGGAGCACTTGCATATCCCCCGCTCATATAAGGAATATTTGTATATTGATGATAAGCTGTAGTTGTCATTTACTTAATATATATGATGAAAAAAATAATATCATATTTCTAAACCAAACTAAAACTATTAACTCACTCTATAAATCTAAAATATCAAGTATATCAAGAGTATCAATTAAACAGTAGTTATCTCCTATATTTTTATCTATATTTTTATCTATATTTATTAACTGATTCAACACTATTGTTGAAAATATAGACTTATACATTTTTTTTTCAACTTTTCTAGGATGATAAAAAGACTTCATAAAGTCTTCATTTAATTCTTTTAGTTTATAATGTTTTATATATTTTCTTTCTATTCGATTTGAATATTTTCCTCTATAATACATTTCTTTGAATCGTTTTACGAGACGAATATTTTCAGCAGTCAACTCATAGGGGGACATACTTGTAATTGGATTTTCAAATAAATGTATAAAATTTAAGGAGTCAGGAAGTATTAATCTATCTATATTATCTATTTGGTTATTTTTTAGATAAATACTTAGTATATCTTTTGGCCAAACAAAATTATTTAATGATGTAATTTGATTATTACCCAAGTATAGCCATTTTACACTTTCAGGAAAATGTATATTTTGTAAACTTGATATTTCATTTTCATCTAAAAATAAACTCGCAATATGTTTGGGCCAACCCATATTTCTAAAAGATTCTGTAGTGAATGCGTTATTTGATAAGTCCATTGTTTTCATTGAACCCTGAAAGACAACATTATACATACTTTCAATATTATTATGACTTATACCAAAACATTCTAAATTTTCTGAAAATTTTATATTTTTAAAAGTTGTAATTTCATTATGATCTAAATATAAATATTTTAGGCTTGATGGAAATTTTATACCATTTATAACTTTTATGTTGTTAGACATAAAATTCAAATATATTAACGTTTCTGGAAAAAACACATCTTGTAAACTATTAACGCAATTATTTAGAATATATAAATATTCTAGTTGTGTGAAATTATAAATATTTTCAATGTGTTCAATATTATTATCTCTAATGTCTAAACTTTTTATATCATGTGGTATATCTACATCATATAAATGGTATATGTTTCGATTTGAAAAATTTGTCATATATTTTATATTTGTTATTTACTAATATTATGTGTTTAAATATATTTTTAATATCTTCTAATTGCTCTCCAAGCTGATTGAGAGCCAGAGTATTCATTGCCTCCGTATGTTGAAGCATTATAGTTCTTATTAATTGCTTTTTGTTTGTTATATCTAATATAGTCAGAACTATCATAAACATATTTAGTATTACATGATGATGGTTCAATTCCAGATCCATCGCATTGATTTTGGATAGCTCCAAAACGTTGACTTAACCCAAACATTCCAGGACGACTTTGAAATGTTTGACATGGGCCTCCACATGAATAATACTTACGACTCAATAAATCACCTGCATTATTAACTGCACGAAAAGGTGTGCAAATTGCTTTTTGCTGATTTACTTTTTTTGCATAATTTGTATTCCACCCATTTTTAAGTAAAAAACGAGTATCTGTAAATTCTGTATTATTATTAGTTGTGTAAACTGCTTGCGGAATAAATCCTGGTATTCCTTTCCCTAATTTTCCTACTAATAACTGAATGCTATTTGATTGACCACTAGAAATTGGATTCGTATAACCGATAGATGTCATTTATATATATATATACTTTATATAAAATAGTTTTTTTTGCTAAAATAAAATATAAATATTAATATACTTTATGAGTAGTTTCAAAGTTTCACAAATATTACTAATCTTTATTTTGTTTATATTATTAGATTCTATTTATTTATTTTTAATGAAAAATAAGTTTGATAGTCAAATAAAGTTGATACAAGGTTCCGGAATAGAATTGAATATATCCGCAGCAGTTATATGTTATATTTCTCTTGTTTTTGGAGTTTATTATTTTATTATTAGAGAGAAAAAATCTTTGTATGATGCATTTTTATTAGGAATTGTTATTTACGCTGTATATGAAACAACAAATTTAGCATTAATAAAAAAATGGTCGCCTAGTATTGCGATCATTGATACACTATGGGGGGGAATACTATTCACATTAGTTACTGCGATTATTTATAATTTAAAGGTTTAACTTTTTGTATTAGTTATTTACGAATTGTATACTAGTTAACATAATTCTTTTACATACCATTCTGGTTTATTTCTACCCTTATTCCAAGTAGCGATTTTTTGTTTTTCTTTAGACATATAATATTTTCTATAAGATTCGACTGGGTCTTCTGTTTTATATTCTACTGGCATAGCTAAAGCAAATGGCGTTAATCTTTGTTCTTCAAATTTATCGTCACTAGGTATATTTTCTCTCAAAACCATAGCCATTAAATAAGATTTATGGAATTTTGTATTAGAATGGTTGTATCGAAATCTCCATTCGTTATGTAATTCTTCAACCAAGTCAAGAGTCCATAAGAAATTTGCTTTTGATTTTCTACACCATATAGTAACCGGATGATTTTTATGTGCGAGCTTATATATTCTCTCATTAACTTCATCTTCAGGATCTAAAATTCTTTTTGCAGAACAAAGCATTTGCACTGCTTCTAACAATATTTTACTTACATGTTTATCCATCATATAGTTTGCAATTTCCTTTTGAATAAGCGAAAGAATAAATAAATTCATTTTGAAATATTTGATCAAATTGTAAATTAGTTATTCAATTATTTCATGAATAAAAAAAAATCAATTTTTATTTTATAAACATAATTCTAAAATAAAATATTCTTTATCATCTTCATATACTTCATATTTCATTAATTCTTCGTGATCTTTCAAAGAACTTCTCAACCATTTGAATCCATATTTTTCATAAAAAGTGACAGCAGATTCTAGAGAACTTAAAATAATTTTAATGTTTTTGTATTTTTTTTGTGAATTCGGGTGTTTATTTTTAATATGAATTATAAAATCATCTAATAACTGTGATGCATAACCCATACTTTTAAATTTTCTTTTTGTACATATCATTAATATATAATAAATTAATTCATTTTTATCAGTATGATAATGTTTTCTATAAATAAGAATAGATGGACAGTTATTTATATTGAATTCTGTATCAATACAACGATATGCTATTTTATTTGTTCTATCATGCATTAATCCAAATGTATACATTGGCGAAATTATTCTAGAAGTATATTTACAGAATAATATAAATGTCTTTTCGTATAATGAAGATAATGATGGTATTATGTTGTCCAATTCCTCATTATCAATAATATTATTAATGATATCATCAGAATAAAAATTCATTGTATTTATATATTATTTGCTTTCAATTTTATATTTATTTTCTATATTATTTATTTATTTTACACCCTTGAAGATTTATAATGGGACATAAATAATTTAAATGTGTTTTTATAATAAATATATTAATGGAATATAGATTTGGTCCAAATAAACCGAAATTTACTGGAACTGATTATGAATGGAATAAATTAAAACAAGAAATCGCCTGGTGGAATGAAGATACATCTAATTATCCTTTTGTTAATGTAATCTGTCCTCATTGTGGAGCAAAAAATACACATAAAGAGGATGGAAAAGATAGTCATAGAGAATGTCATTTGATGAGAGATAAAAAAGGCAAAAAAATATATTATGATTGTCCGGGTTATTTTATATGTAGATATGCTAACACTCAAACATAGTCCATTTTAAATCTTCAAGGGTTTAAATGCGAAATGTATTTTTAATAATTTGTAATCACACGAGGAGCAATATTCATTGTAATTAATTCTTGGAATAATAATTTGCAAGCATATGGGATTTCAACATAAGCAAAATCCGTTCTATTATCACAAGTTCTACAATGATGAATATGCATTTGATCGTTGTATGATGCAATAAGTCCACATTTTTTACAAGTATAAACTTGATATTTGTCCGAAGCATCATACATTCGACCTTTTGTAAATTTGGAAGCTCCGTGTGATATCATACAGTCTCTTTCCATTTCTCCAAATCGTAGACCTCCATCTCTACTTCTTCCTTCTGCAGGTTGTCTTGTTAAATTTACCATTGGACCAATAGAACGACTATGTTGTTTATCTGTTACCATGTGCTTAAGACGTTGATAAAACACTGGGCCCATAAATATAGTACATTCCATTTGCTCTCCTGTAAGAGCATCATACATTATTTCATTTCCATTGGATTCATAACCAACCTCTTGTAGCTTTTTACAAATTGTTCTCACATCTAGTTCTCCAAAACTAGTTCCATCCCCAAAAAGCCCTAACTCTACTAGTGTTTTTCCTAATATTGTTTCTTTTAACTGAGCAATAGTCATGCGAGATGGTATTGCATGAGGATTCAGTATTAAATCTGGCTTCAACCCATCTTTAGTAAATGGCATATCTTGTTCTGGAATAAGATTTCCAAGCGTACCTTTTTGTCCTGCTCTAGATGAAAACTTATCACCAATAACAGGTTTTCTTACAGCACGAAGTCTTACTTTTGCAAAGTTGTAACCATCACCATTTCTATCAATATAATTTTTATCGATATATGTTTCTTCATCTGTCCTGTATATTCGACTTTGATCTTCATATTTAATAACTTTTGTGTGATCATTTCTATTTTCCTTAATAGGAGTTATTTTAGAAATAATTACATCTCGATTTTCTACTAGAACATTTTCAGGTATAACACCACGACCATTTACTTTATTATAGTTTGCAAATTTCATACCCTTTGTTTTAGATGGGTCTGGTTTACATCTGATTTCTTCATCACCATTAATTTTTTGTTTATCTTCGTCTTTTTCTGTATGATAAATAGTTGCTTGAAATAGACCACGATCAATAGAACCTTTATTAAATAATAACGAATCTTCTTGATTATAACCGGTATGTGTCATAATCGCAACAATAGCATTAAAACCAGATGGTATTTTATTAATGTGAATCATATCCATAATACGAGTATCTACTAACGGTCTTGCAGGATTACTTAAAACATATGCAGTTTTATCCATTCTAGTATCGAAATTTGTTACATAAACCCCCATCGCTTGTTTTGCTTGTGCACACTGATATGTATTTCTAGGAGACTGATTGTGTTCTGGAAATGGAATACATGATGCAAGAACCCCAAAAATCGTACTTGGATGAATTTCGCAATGTGTATATTTGTAAATTATATTTTCTTTATTCATCAAATCTGTTGGTTTTATGGCTATCATACTTAGAGCCTGTTCCTCTGGATCAATGTATTCAATAATCGATTCATCAATATTACAATTCGTCAATAAGTCGTCCCATGTAATTTTATTTTTAGTCAAGTCGTCAATTATTTTTTTTGTAATTAAAATATTATTGTTTTTAACACGTAATAAAGGTCTTGTAAGTCTTCCGCTGTCATTACACACTCTTATTTCGTTCAACTTATAGTCAAATATAATGGATGTGTATATATTTATTATACCTTTGTGTTTTTTATCTTTTAACATATTGAATAATTCAATTGGGTTTTCTGTAATTCCTATCCATGACCCGTTCACAAATACTTTTGTTTTTTCAAACATTTCAAGTGGTTGTAAATTTTGTATGTTAATAATATGAGGCATAATATATTCATAAATAGGAGCGCTATTTGAATGAATAGTAATATGTGTCATATAACTTAGATTTTTCACAACACCAACCGATTGGCCTTCTGGTGTTTCTGCTGGACATAAGTAACCCCAAGAAGTATTATGTAATTTTCTAGGAGGAATTAATTTACCGCTTTTATCCGTGGGTGTAGAAATTCTACGAGCATGACTTAAACTAGAAACATATGTTAGTCTATTTAGAACTTGTGCAACACCTACTTTGTTACTATTAATATGTTTAATTCCAAAGTCTCCGGTAGATAAAGCTCGTTTGATACCGTTTTCGATTGTGGTTGATTTTATTATTTTATAAATATTTGTTTGATTAATAATGTTTTGATAGTCATCTGTAGATTTCCAAGAACCACTATTAATTTCTTTTATGATTTGTTTTTCCATATCTTTCACTAACTTATTAAAATAGTTTCTGAAAAGATTGTTCAATAAAGATCCTGTAAGGTCGACACGTTTATTCAAATATGAGTCTCTATCATCTTGTTTTATCCAGTCATAGAAAGCTTGTAGCAACTTATTTGCCATATATCCAAGAAAATATATTTTTTGTTCTGGAGTATTACAATGCGGAAATAAATCATTCGTCAAAATATCTAATGTGAACTCATATTTCTTTTTTATTCCTGTTTCCTTATCCATATTTATTGGAGTATACATTACATATGTAGTAATATACTTGATACATTCTTGTTGAGTCATTAATGTATTTGCATCAATTACAGATGCTTTTAGTCCATCAATCATTTCCTTATGTTTTTCGCTATCAATATTTAAAATAATCTTCTCACAAATTTCTTTATCTGATATTACTCCTAGTGCCCTAAATACAATAAATAATGGAATAGGTTGTTTTACTCTTGGTAGTTGAAGATAAATTGGAAATCCAAACCCATTATTTTTTGATGATATTAACATATTTATTTGTTTTGGTGATATACACTTGTAATCAGGGACAGACTTTATTTCTGCTTGCCAAGTATACTTTGTATTATTTTTAGATATGTTATAACAGTACACTTTATTTTCAGCTGCACGTTCTTGTCCTAGAACTGTTTTTTCTGAACCATTAATAATGAAATAACCACCTGCATCATATTTACATTCTCCTGTATTTGCATTTTCTACGTGCTTATATTGAGTCAAAACACAAATGTTTGACTTCAACATAATTGGCAACTTTCCAATATGAATTTTTGGTAAGCTCTTATAAAATGTTTGAGTGTTTTCTAGTTCTTCACCATTTCGAACGATGAATTTGATATTAATATCAATAGTCATCGCTGACGCATATGTAAAATTTCGCAGTCTAGCTTCCTGTGGAAACATCAACTTAGTTGCGCCATTATTTTCTTGAATTTGGGGACGATAAATATGAAAATTTTCAAAAGTAATGAAAATCTCAAGAGAATATTTTTCGGATTTTGCATCAAAATCTTGTTCTGATGCAATATGAACTGGATTAAACATTTCGATTGTTTTATTTATTTGATATCCAACAAAGTTATTATATGATTCTAATTGATGTCTAACTAGTCTTTGTAGATGTTGACCTTTAAAATAAGATTCAATTATATCCCATGGAGTTTCAATATATTGATCATTTTGAATATCAAAGTATTCGTTGATTTTGTTTGATGCCATGTTATATTCGTTTGAACTCATTTTAAGGTTATTTAATATTTCAATTTATTTTTAAATTGTTTCATATTTGATTCATTATTTTTATATAATAAATAAAAATATTATTAAACTTTATTTTCTAAAATTTTTTATTTATTGTCAAACAATTTTTTCAAAAGAAATTCGTATTTAATTTGTGTTTCATATATAAATATAAAGATTTAACATTTTGTTATATAAATGATGAGTATAAAACCTGATTATAAAAAATTAATATTCGCACTAGATGAAATAAATAATAATAATAAACCTACTATAAAATTGAATATAGAGTGTTCAAAAGAATGTATAGATAAACGCATCAAAACAATAAACGAAGAATTTGACTTATATAATAAAAAAACAAAAAATTATATAGTTGAATCTAATATAATATATATAGATCCAAATATTTTTAATAATAAAACAACAAAAACATATGAAACTACAAAAAAAGACAGTCCAACTATCGATAAAAATAAATCAAATTCTATTGAAACTAAAAAAATAGAAAAAACAAAATACTTAAAAATAGAGAGAGAAGTTAATAACATAGATGATTTATTGAATTTAATAAATGATTATCCTTATAGTGAAGATACAGAGTATAATATTAATTTAGAAGGTTTACATAAAATTCATACATCTTTGTTAGATTTAAAAAACATGATAGGAATGACATCAATAAAAGAAAATATTATTGATCAAATTTTATACTTTATTCAAGACTTACATAAAAGTAATGGAGATTTTATGCATACAGTTATTTATGGATCGCCTGGAACAGGTAAAACAGAAATGGCAAAAATTATAGGTCAAATTTTTAGTAAACTTGGTATTTTGAAAAAGGGTTCATTCAAAAAAGTAACTCGCAGTGACTTGATTGCAGGATATCTTGGTCAAACTGCTATTAAAACTAGAGACGTTATAAATGAATGTATTGGCGGTGTTCTTTTTATAGATGAAGCATATGCATTAGGGAATAATGAAAAACGTGATAGTTTTTCGAAAGAATGTATTGATACATTGTGCGAATCTTTAAGTAACCATAAAGAAGAAATAATGGTTATTATTGCAGGATACGAAAAAGAATTGAATGAATGTTTTTTTAGCTATAATCAAGGGCTAGAGTCCAGATTTACATGGAGGTTCAAAACAGATGAATATAAAGGAGAAGACTTGTATCATATTTTTCTAAAAAAAGTTAAGGATATTGGTTGGTCAGTAAGTTTAGATGCTGACAAAAAAATAAATAAAGAATGGTTTGAAAAAAATATTCTTTACTTTAAATTTTTTGGCAGAGACATTGAAACATTATTAGCAAAAACAAAAATCGCACATAGTAGACGTGTTTTTTGTAAACCAATAGAAGAAAAGTCTAAGTTAACAATTAATGATTTAGAAAATGGATTCAAATTGTTTCTTAAAAATGATGAAGTTAAAAAAAGAAAAGATGAAGATGTTTCAAAATATATTTTAAAAACAATGTATGTTTAATGTGTTGTTTTCTCAAAATTGTTTTTTATTACTATTATAAAATAATTATATGTCTAATCTAAAAAAAACAATAAAAATAAATCCTGAACTATTTAATGTTAATGATAAAACAAAAAAAAATAGGGAAAAAAAAGAAAAACCAATTATACCTTTAGTAGTTAATCCAAACTCTATAAAAAAACAACTATTAAATAAAATCAAAGAACATAAAACAAGAGATATAACTAAACAGAATAAAATTTCTAACACAACTTCTAGTTCAGTTTCTAATTCAGTTACAGACTCAAAATCATCTACTTTCAATGAAGAATTTCAGGACTCTATCAATTATTTATCTAGCTTATCTAAAAAATACAAGGAAGATCGCGAAAAGGAAAAAAAAAGAGATGCTATTATTTCAAATAAAACAGTCAAAAATACTTACAACTCTAACTATATACAACCTTTTGTTAACCTAGAATTACCAGATGAATTAAAAGAAACTCAAACTCCTATAATAAAAACAAATGAGTCTACAATTTCACCTATTAAAATAAATTATAATGTAGATAATAATATTCCTTATGGTTGTTTAAAAAATGGTACAAAACCAACTTATCGTAGTTGGCAGTCTACAAAAAAAATATATGATCCTATAACTATTAACTATCCACTAGACCCAAATAAAATTACAACAGAACAAAAAAACACACAAATAGAAAATATTATTAATGAACGTGAAAGAAGATTAGAATTGTTAAAACTCAAACTGAAAAAACAACAAGATGATGAGAAAAACTTAATAATTTCTCAAAAATATAATGCAAATCCTAATCAAAGTAATGTTAGTAAAATAGTATCACATAATACAGATATAACTCCAACAGTTAATACAGATGAGTTAAATGTAGAAATTGATGCTTCAGTGAAACTTAAAGATAATTTAGATACTGAAAATGAACAAAAAAAAAAATTTATAAAAAGAACGGTTCGTAGAAAGTATACACTAGGAAAATCAAAAATGTATAATAAAGTATCTATACTACTTAAGGATAATCAAACAAGAAAAAATGTTATTAATGCACAAAAAGAATTAAAGCGAACATCTATTAATGATATTAAAAAATATTTGAAAACACGGGGTTTAATAAAAGTCGGAAGCAATGCTCCTAATGATGTTATACGTAAAACATATGAATCTGCTATTCTTACTGGAGATGTAATTAACAAAAATAAAGATACACTATTACATAATTTTTTGACAGATACAGATGGCCATCTTTAATATAAATATTTAGTTAATATAAGATTAATAATTATGGAAACAACAAGAAATAAATTAACAAAAGATACAAAAATTTTTTTTGATGATTTAAGTAAATATGTCGGGTGTAAATTGTATTTTTATGGAAGTATTCAGCGTTCAGATTATTTTCCAGGTAGTAGTGATATAGATGTTGATATTTTTACTGAAAATATAGATAGTACAATATCTAGAATGCAACATTTTTTACACGTTAAAAAAAATAGTTTTAAAAAAGTAGTATGGAGACTGAATCATAATAATCAAATGGTTTATGGATATAAAATAATGTATTCTAACTTAGATTTGAATTTAACATGTGAATTTTCTATTTATGACTATAAATACAAAGAAGGTGTGTTATTTCAACATAAAAAAAAAATAACTATACCTTATTATGCATCTGTTATGTTAATAATTGTCAAAGTATTATTTTATCATTTAAACTTTATAAGTCTAGATAGTTATAGATATTTGAAAAATATAATTCTAACTAAGTATATTGGGTTACCAGATGACCAGTTTGTTGCATTCAAAAGTTTTTTTTAGTAAAATATATTATTTATATATTATATATAATATATATTGATGAACTTTAACAAAAATTCTATTTTTTGTGTTTTTTTTGTAGTTATTTTAATATGCTTATTGAGTAACAACTTTAATAATAATTCAGTTTTAGAAGAAGGTGTTGTAAATATGGGACCTATATTAAATATAAATTCTCTTTTAAACACTCCATTTTATCAAAGAGTTACAACTACAGCTATGGTTAATGGTTTTCTATCAAATACTCAAACAAAAGGAACTAGTACTGCAATGATAACCGGAAGTAATAATAGTTATTCTCTTAAATTTAATTTGACAGTGAACCTGTCTCAAGTAAATAATCCAGGTTCGTTTGATTACATAAATAATCTAGTAAATCAACAACCTCTTAAACAAAGTACTGTAGTATTTAATGGGGGTGTTATGTTATTTCAGTCTAGTATACCTTTTACAGCAGGTAAAGCAAACTATACTTATGCAATACTTTATAATGGACAAGCTGGTCCAGTGATTACACTTTTTCCAGGTGGAAATCCAATGATAAGTACTTCGTTTTTTCTTAATATTTAATTTTCATATATTTTTACTTCAAATAAAACAAAAAATTTTATATAAATATATATTATATGGCGTTATTTCAGAATTTAAAAAAATATAGTTTTTATATCTTTATTTTAGTAGTTATTTTATTAGTTTCATCTATTTCAAATTCAAGAAAAGAAAATTTCACACCTACAATAAATGGATTATGTAATACAATAATGAATGATCCTACTAGATGTAACTCTGCTGTAAATAACCAAGGAAATATGTGTAGAACTAGTTTTGAAAATGTTGGTACTATGACTCGTGCAATATGTAATGACACATATCCTCAGTTGATTGATACTTGTTATTCTAATAAAAACAGGAGTTTAGACTTTTTTTTTACAGGTTCAGAAGGACAACAGTGCTAATTCAATAAATATATTAAAAATAATATTTTTATAAAAATATTATTTCAAAAAGGATTAGAGAGAAAATATAATAATATAGTAAAGATTTTATGGCTCTTATTAAAGATTATTTTGAAAAAACAAAACTATATAAAGAAGAATATGGCGAAAATACAATTGTTTTGATGCAGGTTGGAAGTTTTTATGAAGTATATGGGTTGAAAAATACAAACACAAATACTATTACAGGTAGTCAAATATTAGATTTTTCTTGCATATGTGATTTACATATTGCGGATAAAAAAATTTGTGTTGGGAAAAATAATGTATTAATGGCTGGTTTTTCTTATTATATGATTGAAAAATATCTAAAAAAATTACAAGAATCTGGTTATACTACTGTTGTTTATAGTCAAGATGAAGATACAAAAAATACGACTCGAAGTCTTTCTGGTATATATTCACCAGGAACATATTTTTCAAATGAATTAACCCATAAAATATCAAATAATACTACGTGTATATGGTTGAATGTAGTAAATAAGATAAAAAATTCGGAAAAATATATCTATGTTGGTGTTGCAAATATAGATATTTATACTGGTAAAACTAGTATTTTTGAATTCAATGAGATATATATAAATAGTCCAACTACTTTTGATCAGTTAGAAAGATTTATATCTATTTATAATCCAAGTGAAGTTATTGTTATTGGTAATGTATCTAATAAAGAAATTGACAATATTATTAACTATGGAAATATTCAATGTAAGTCAATTCATTGTTTAAGCTTACTTGATGATAAACAACATGAAAATAAAAAACGCGCATTAAATTGTGAAAAACAAAACTACCAAAAAACAATTCTAGAAAAATTTTTTAAAATTGTTGACTATGAAATTTTTTCTCTTAATTTTTATCAAAATGTAATTGCAACACAATCATTTTGTTACTTGCTTGATTTTATATATCAACATAACCCAAACTTAGTCAATAAACTAGAAGAACCTACATTTGAAAATTGTTCAGATCGTCTTATATTAGCAAATCATTCATTAAAACAGCTGAATATTATTGATGATGGTAACTATAGTGGACAATTTTCTTCTGTTGACAAGTTATTGAATTTATGTATTACTCCAATGGGAAAAAGAAAATTTTCATATAATTTATCTAATCCAACAACAAATAAAGTATACTTACAAGAAGAGTACAATATTACTGAATATATTCTTAATAAATATTCTAATGAAGATTTTATAAGTCAGTTTAAAAATAAGTTATCTTTTTTGAAAGACATACCAAAAATAATGAGATTAGTTGTTCTAAAAAAAATAACTCCTAATGCTATTTTTATTTTATATAATAACTTGAAACTGATAAAAGAAATGTATCATTACATTGAAAATGATAAAGTAGTGATAAATTATTTTTCGATAAGGTCAATCAATATTAAATATATATCTTTGTATTGTGATGAAATTTTATCGATCTTAGAAAATAACTTAGATTTATCTTTATGCGAAGATATAGATACATTTCAGCAATTTTCGATTAACTTTATTAAAAAAGGAGTAGATTATGAACTAGATGAAAATACAAAACTATTATTAGTTTCAACAGATAAATTAGAAGCCATCCGAAATTATTTAAATGATAGTATTATGAAATATGAAAAAAAATCTAAAACAAATGACTTTGTAAAATTACACGAAACTGAAAAAAATAGTTTCAGTTTAGTTTCTACAAAACGAAGATGCAATATTTTAAAAGAAATATTTAACAAACCGAACGGTACATGTATAGGAAAAAATGAAAAAATAAACTTGGAGTATACGTCCTCATATAGCAATGAACACTCATCATTTCAGTTAAATTTATTTGGTAACTTAGTGTTTAATACTCAATCCGCTAGTAATGATTCTATTACTAGTAGTGAAATAAATGATTTATGTAAGTCTATTTCAAGTGTTAAAATAAAAATGAAAGATCTAATTACATCAGTTTATGTAAAGTTTTTGAATAAAATGGAAGAAGAACAAGAAAAATTAAATTGTATTATTGATTTTGTAACAATAATAGATCTCTTATTTTCAAAAGTAAATATTGTAAGAAAATTTAACTATTGTAAACCAAATATAGTTAATAATTCTTCAAAGTCATTTATAGATGCAAAAAATTTAAGACATTGTTTAATAGAACATATACAACAAAATGAACTATATGTTACAAATGATATTGAATTAGGAAAAATTTTGAATGGTATTTTACTTTATGGGACAAATGCAGTTGGAAAAACGAGTTTGATAAGAGCAATTGGTATTACGGTCGTAATGGCACAAGCAGGGTTATATGTCCCATGTTCTTCATTTGATTTTTATCCGTATAAATATATATTTACAAGAATATTAGGTAACGATAATATTTTCAAAGGGCTTTCTACGTTTGCAGTTGAAATGTCTGAGCTTCGAACAATCTTAAGGCTTGCAGATTCAAATAGCTTAATACTTGGAGATGAATTATGCTCAGGTACAGAAAGTATATCTGCAACTAGTATTTTTGTAGCAGGTATTCAACAACTTTATCAAAAGAATAGTAGTTTTATTTTTGCGACACATCTTCATGAAATCATAAACTATGAAGAGTTAACAAGTCTGACCAAAGTTGTATTGAAACATATGGCAGTTGTTTATGACAGAGAGAAGGATTTATTAGTTTATGATAGAAAGTTAAAGGACGGTCCTGGTAATAACATGTATGGACTAGAGGTATGTAGATCATTAAATTTACCTACAGATTTTCTTGAAGCAGCCCATAATATTCGAATGAAATATCACCCTATTTCAGGAAGTATACTTTCTCTAAAAACTTCTCATTATAATTCTAAAAAAATTATTGGTAACTGTGAAGTATGTGAAAAAGAAATAGGATCAGATGTTCATCATTTACAACACCAACAAATTGCCAATGAAAATGGTTATATCAAAGTTGATGGAGAAGACAGTTTACATTTTCATAAAAATCATTTGGCTAATTTAATGACTCTGTGTAAAAAATGCCACGATAAAATACACAAAGAACATAAAATGCATAAGAAAGTAAAAACAACAAAAGGAACTGTAATTAAAAATATATATATATCAAATAAAAATTGATTTGAATAAAAGAATATAAATAAATTATATAAGTCAAGTATAAGGAATGATAATACCTATTAAATGTTTTACTTGTGGAACTGTTATTGCAGACAAATATCGTTATTATTTAGAACAAGTTAGAAAAAGAAAACTAGCAAAGGATATGGACGTAGATAGAGTATTATATTTAACGAAAGAGTTTAGTGAAAAAACACCTGAAGGCGAAGTAATGGACGAATTAGGATTAACTAAAATGTGTTGTCGTAGACATATGCTTACTCACGTAGATATTGAATAAATGAATAAATTTCTTTAGTTAATATATATGGGAAAAAGTAGGCGTTCATTAAGACTTAAAAAGTCACAAAAAAAGAGGAATATGAAAGGGTGTTCCCATAAAAAATCAAGACGTTCTTTAGGTGGTAAGAGAAGAAACTCAAAATGCAAGTCTTGTAAACAAAGAGGAGGTGGTTGTGGTTGTTCAACTTTAGGACAACTAGGAGGTTGTGGAAGTTGTTTGCAAAGTGGAGGTTCTGCATATAATAGTGCTTTGATTGGTTCTCCATGGAAAGGTGATGTGTCAAATTGGCCAGGGGTAGGTGGTCTTCCAGGTCAAACAAATTTTTTTGAACTTAATAAATATCCGGTTGATCCACAAACTCAAGGTGTAGTTTCTGAACGTGACGGGTCTTTATTAGATTTTAAGGGAGGAAAAAGAAGAAAAAAAATAGGTGGTCAGTTAATTCCTACAGACTTAACAAATATTGGTAGAAGTCTTGTTTATGGTGTAGGTAGTGCATATAATGGAATAAGAGGATATACCGCACCGGTAAACCCATTACCATATAAAGATCAAATTACTGCAACAACACAATCTAAGGCTTTAGGATACTAAATTTTTTATATATATATATTTATATAAATGGGATTTCCAAAAAAATTAAAAGATTTATGTACTCCTGCACGTGTTTATTTTATTATATCGATGGTATTCATTATTTTATCAGTATTTCAAAATATAGGAAATAATAAAATTTATAAGTTGGGATCTTTTTCGAGTGATGTACCAAATACATTTTTAATCTTTTTAGTTAAGTTAATTTACATTTTGTTTTGGACTTGGATATTAAATTTAATATGTAAAGATGGTCATTCAGAAATATCTTGGTTTTTAGTCATGGTGCCATTTATTTTATTATTCATAATTGTTGGTATTATAATGTTAGAATCAAAAACAAGAGAAGGAATGAGAAAAGTACATAAGGTAAAACAAAAACCTATACCTACGTCTGTTATAATGCGTAATGCTAATTGGAAACCACCTACAGAAATCAATACAAATCCTCAATCTTTTTTAGGTTTTTGAATAATCATAAACTTAGCTTCTAAATGTATTATATTATTAAAATTAAATATTTTTTATTATATATATAATGACTAAAATAATAAAAAATGGTGTTTCCTATGAAAAAAATGGATGGAAATATGTTTCTGTAAAAGGTGGTCCAAGAGAAAGAGGATACGCATATGGTTATTTTTGTGCAGAAGAATTTAAAAAAATACAGGAAATGTTAAAATTTACTTGTTATAATGACATTGGTGAAACATGGGAATTTTTTATTGACGCATCTAAAAAATATTTTGAAGAAAAAATTAAAAATCATTTTCCTGAATTTTATGAAGAAATTGAAGGCATCGCAGAGGGTTGTAATGCAGGAGGAACAAAAACAAATGTTCATGAAATACTTGCATGGAATAATTCATTTACATTACTAGACTCTTGGTATTCTACACAAGTATCAAGCAATCGTAATGGAAAAGAGGGAGGATCTACAGATCATTGTAGCGCATTTATAGCAGTTGGAGACTATACTGAAGATGGAAAAATAGTAGTTGCTCACAACAGTTTCGCAAATTTTATTGATGGTCAATACATGAGGGTTATTTTAGATATTAAACCTTCGAAAGGTCATCGAATTTTAATGCAAACATGTGCGTGTTGGATTTGGAGCGGAACAGATTTTTTTGTTACTAGTAAAGGTATTATTGGTACAGAAACGACAATAGGAGGATTTATTCCATATGAAAATAATTTTCCAATTGCTTTTCGCATTCGTAAAGCAATGCAATATGGAAATACGCTTGATGATTATGTTAAAATACTTTTGGACGGAAATTCTGGAGATTACGCAAACTCTTGGTTATTTGGAGATACAAACACAAATGAAATATTAAGAATAGAATTAGGTCTTAAATATTATAGTGTAGATAGAACTAAAAATGGCTATTTTGTTGGGTTTAATGCGACATATGACCCAATGATTCGTAATAAAGAATGTAATAACTCTGGCTTTCTTGACACAAGAAGACATCAAGGTGCAAGACGAGTTCGATTAACTGATTTAATGGAAGAAAACAAAGGTAAATTAAATGTTGAACTTGCTTTGAAACTTATTGCTGATCATTATGATGTTTACTTAGAAAAAGAAAACATGTGCTCTCGAACAGTATGTGGACACTATGAACTAGATACACGTGAATACATGTGTGAACCAGGAAGACCAAAACCATATCAACCCAGAGGTGCTATTGATGGTTGTGTTGTAGATACAAACATGGCAAAAAATATGTCGTTTATTGCTCGTTATGGAAACTCTTGTGGAACACCATTTATTGTAAAAGAATTCTGTGATAAAAGACGTCAATGGGCATTTCTTAAAAATTATTTACACGATAGACCTAGCCAACCTTGGACATTATTTACAGTAACAAATAATAAAAATAGTAAGCAAAATAAAACAATAAAAAAAAATACAGGTAATAGTAAAACAAGAAAGAACACAAAAGAAGTCGAACAAAAAGGTGGTGAAATTGGTAACAGTGATGGAGATGAATGTGCTTTTTGTTATGAAAGAAGTGCAGATACAGTTGTATTCGATTGTATTAATAACAAGTATCATTACTGGTGTAAAGAGTGCATATTTGATTGGATATCAAAAAATATTAGTAATCGTGGAAATGTTAGTTGTCCTTTATGTAAAGGTGAATTAAATACTGAAAAATTTGAAAATGTATGTGATGCAATAGAGAGAGAAGCTAGTAATAATGTAGTTGTTCTTCCTTCTTTCGAAGAAGTAATGGAAAATGCATTAAATGGAGATCAAGAAGCAATGATAAGATTTGATAGTATAATAAGAGAAATGAGAGAAGAGAGAAATAGAGAGACCCTAACTATGGTTGGTATGGGAACTATTTCACTTATGATTGTATGCCCTTTTATATCTAATGCATTCGTTCCTACTACAGTTATCATTATAACAGCAATCTTTTGCTATAGAAAAATAAATGAACATAATGATGTTCCATTTATTCAAAATGGTGGGAATGAGAAAATGCCATTAAATCAAATCAAAATAAAAATTAATGGGGCTTATGATAAAAATAAAATATATAAATTATTACAACAAACAGAATCTAAAATTGATTTTAATAGCGGTATACTATTATTAGAAACAAATATCACAAATACAAAAGAAAATGTTGAGAATTTGAAACAACAACTAAAATAAATTGTTGATTCTGTTTCTTTTTATATGTTTTAAATTTTTTGTAATCTCTTTTATAATAATATTAAAAAATAATATTATAAAAAAATATGACTATTTATATAATATAAATGGAAGATATTTCATGGAAATTAATTGATAAATATTTCAAAGACAATCCTTCAAATTTGGTAACTCATCATTTAGAATCCTATAACGACTTTTTTAATAATGGAATCAACCGTATTTTTCGTGAAAATAATCCAATTCGATTCATTGAGAGAGAAGAAGGAGAAGAAAATCGTAGTGAATGCTTATTGTATTTAGGTGGAAAAGATGGGAATAAATTATATTTTGGAAAACCAATAATATATGATGACAACTATAGCCATTATATGTATCCAAATGACGCTAGGTTGAGAAATATGACTTATGGTATTACGATTCATTATGATGTAGATGTTGAATTTATATACTATGAAAATGGAGAGAAAAAAGAAAAGTCAATTATATTAGATCAAATATATCTAGGAAGATTTCCTATTATGCTTCAGTCTAACTTATGTATTTTGAAATCATTATCTCGTGATGTTCGTTTCAACATGGGAGAGTGTCGTAATGACTATGGGGGTTATTTTATTATTGATGGAAAAGAAAAGTCGATTGTTTGTCAAGAAAAATTTGCAGATAATATGCTTTATGTAAGAAAAAATAAGTCAGATGACACATATAGTTTTTCTGCAGAAGTTCGTTCTGTAAGCGAAGATGCTTCTAAACCAATCAGAACAACAGCTGTTAAAATTGTTGCTCCTTCTCCTTCTTTATCAAATAATCAAATTGTTGTATTGGTTCCGAATGTCAAAAAACCTGTACCATTATTTATTTTAATGAGAGCATTAGGAATTGTATCTGATAAAAAAATTGTAGAGTCATGTCTCTTCATTGATATTGATGACAATAAGACAAATTCTTATATAGATTCATTTATACCATCGATTCATGATGCAAATAAAATTTTCAATCAAGAGACAGCTTTACGTTATATTGCATCTTTTACAAAACGAAGAACAATTACAGGAACACTAGATATATTAATGAATTATTTTTTACCTCATATAGGTGAAAGTAACTTATTAGATAAAGCTTACTATGTTGGTTATATGGTCAATAAAATGTTACGTGTTTTTACAAATGAAGAAAAACCAACGGATCGTGATAATTTTAAATTCAAAAGAATTGAACTATCTGGTTCTCTCATTTACGATCTTTTCAGAGAATATTATTTGATTCAAAAAAGAGATATTGCGTTAAAAATTGATAATGAATACTATTATCACAAAGGTGCTTATAAAGACAAATTTACAGGGTTAATTGAAAATAATTTTAGAGATTTTTTTAAAGATAGGATTGTTGAATCTGGATTTAAAAAAGCATTCAAAGGTAATTGGGGCGCTGAAACTCATACTAAAAGAGTTGGAGTAATACAAGATTTAAATAGATTATCTTGGAATACTTTTATTTCACAGTTGCGTAAATTTAGTTTACCGTTAGATGCAAGTGCCAAAGTAGTAGGTCCTCGTTTGTTACATTCAAGCCAGTGGGGATACATTGATCCAATAGATACTCCTGACGGTGGAAATATTGGTTTACATAAACATATGGCAATAAGCACATTTGTAACTAGTGGGTTTTCTAGTTTACCTATGATAAAATGGTTGAGAGCAAAAACAACGATGAGAATATTACAGGAATGCAATCCATCAATATTAGGAAACTATACTAAAATATTTGTAAATGGAAAATGGATTGGAGTTCTAGATAATCCTATAGAAACAATTTCTATGATTAAAATGTTTCGTCGAAATGGTCTAATACCAATTTTTACTAGTGTATCTTTTAGTTATGAAAAAAATGAAATACTTATATATACAGATTCAGGTAGACTGAGTAGACCAATATATTATATTGATAAATCTACTAATAAAATTAGTTATGATAGACAAGATATTATTGATATGATAAACGGGAATCGTTTTACATGGGAAGAAGCTGTAAGTGGTTTTCATAAAAAAGAAGTTGATAATTATAGTATCAAAACTAATGTGATTTATGATATCGAAGAATTATATCCTTCTTTTAGAACACTAGAAAGTGTTCAAATCAATTTAGAAAAATATAAATCTGCAGTAGAATATATTGATACTTCTGAAGAAGAAGGATTACTTATTGCTACAAAGAAAGATGATATAGAAAGAAATAAATTTTATACTCATGTTGAAATAGATCCTTCTCTCATTTTAGGTGTTATGGGGAACTCAATTATTTATCCTGAAAATAATCCTTTGCCTAGAAATGCATTTTCTTGTGGCCAAAGTAAACAAGCTGTTTCAGTATATCACTCTAACTATCAATGTCGTATAGACAAGATGGGAGTTATTTTAAATTATGGTCAAATTCCATTACTAAAGTCTAAGTATTTGGAGTATATTAATAAAGAAGAAATGCCTTATGGAATTAATGCAATTGTCGCAATTATGTGTTATAGTGGTTATAATGTTGAAGATGCTATTTTAATTAACGCTGGGTCAGTAGCTCGTGGTATTTTTAGAACATCTTATTTTTCTATGTATGAAGGAAGAGAAGAAACCTCTAAAATTTCTGGTTCAACAACGAATTCTCATTTTGCAGATGTCTTGAGTAAAAATGTGGTTGGTATTAAACCTGGGTATGATTATAGTCATTTAGACAAATGGGGACTATTCAAAGAAAATACGCCTCTAGATGATAAAACAGTTTTAATTGGAAAAGTTACATCTAATTCTATTGACTCTGATGTTGTAATTGACTCTTCTGTTTTTCCTAAGAAAGGTCAACTAGGATATGTAGATAAATCATTCATAACAGAAGGTGAGGAAGGAACACGTTTGGCAAAAGTAAGAGTTCGAGAAGAACGTATTCCTGCGATAGGGGATAAGATGGCTTCTCGTGCAGGTCAAAAAGGAACTCTTGGTCTTATTATTCCTGAAGAAGATATGCCTTTTACACCTGACGGAATACGTCCTGATTTAATTATTAATCCTCATGCATTACCATCTCGTATGACAATAAGTCAGTTAATTGAATCTTTATTTGGGAAAGCTTGCACTGTTTATGGTGGATTTGGTGACTCAACTGCATTTCAAACAAAAGGACCGAATGTAAATGTCTATGGTTCAATGTTAGTTAATGCAGGCTTTAACTCTACTGGTAATCAAGTCTTATATAATGGTATGACAGGAGAACAAATTTTTTCGGATATTTACATTGGACCAACTTATTATATGCGTTTAAAACACATGGTAAAAGATAAAATTAACTATCGCGCATTAGGACCAAGAACAATGTTAACAAGACAGACTGTACAAGGTAGAGCAAATGACGGAGGTCTTCGTATAGGGGAAATGGAACGTGATGGTATTTTAGCACATGGTGCATCCGCTTTTTTGAATGAGTCTTTTATGATTCGCGGAGATGAATATTATATGGCAATATGTAATAAGTCTGGAGCAGTTGCTATTTATAACAACGCTCTAAATTTATTTTTAAGTCCATTTGTAGATGGACCTGTTAAGTTTAGTACAAGTTTAGATGGGAAAACAAGTATACAGAATATTAGTAGGTTTGGACGTTCATTTAGTATTGTTCGAGTTCCGTATGCATTAAAACTATTGATTCAGGAACTACAGGTAATGAATATACAAATGAGAGTTATTACTGAAGATAATATTGACCAGTTGATGAGTATGTCTTATTCAGATAATTTTGGTAAGTTAATGCAAAATAACAATGCACAATTTCAAACATTATTTCAAGAATACAAAGATGATATTTCAAATAAACTTAAAAATACTTCTGCACAAGAAACGTTTTTTATTCCTTCTCAAAAAACAGAAAGTCCACAATATCCTGAAAATGTAAGTCCTGCTTATGAACCGAATAGTGATGAAGTTGGAACCCAAGGTAGTAGTCCAGCTTTCAATCCATTTACACCAGAATTTAGCCCACATTCACCTGAGTTTAGTCCACATTCACCTGAGTTTAGTCCTCATAGTCCCGAATTTAGTCCTCATAGTCCAGAAGAACCTCCTCCAGTATCAGGTATTAAAATACAAAATGCTGAAATAAAATCTCAATTTGATTCTCTCCCTGAACGAGATAAAATATTATTAATGAAAATGGTTGCAGAAAAAAAATCAGGTAAAGAAGAAAAGGAAAAACAAGAAGAAATTGCTGGACCTATTCAAATAAAGCAGTCTTTAATTGCTAGCGAACCAAAAGAAGATGCAATATCTATTTTGAAAGTAGAAGAAGAAAAACCTGAAGAAAAAACGAATGAAACAGAAGAAGAGTCATCAAACATATCTAATAGTGAAACAAAAAAAATAAATATTGATACAACAAACGATACAAAACAAATTAAAATTTAAAATAAAATTGAATTAAAAATAAAATGATAATGTGTAGTATAATTATAATGGCTACACAAAATTCAAGCGGTCTAATATCATCAATATACAAATCAAGAAAAACAATATTAGAGTTAATGTCAAAACAAGACTATGCAACAGAAGATTATGATAATTTTAGTATAAATGAAGTGAATTCAATGAATCAAAACAAACAATTAGACATGCTTTTGGAAAAAAAAAATGAAGATCCTTCAACGAAGCGAAAAAATAAAATTTACATTCGATATTATTTAGGAAAAACTTTAAGTCCTAAAAATATTCAAGAAATTATAGATGACTTATTCAACTTGGAAGAAATATTAACAAAAGAAGATACCTTAATGATTATTATCAAAGATGACATGAATGAAACGATGACAAATTTGTTAAAGCATATATGGGAACAGGACAGAATATTAATAATAATACAAAGTATTAAACGATTACAGTTTAATATTCTAGAACACGTACTAGTTCCATCACATCGCATACTATCAACAGAAGAAATGAATTCAATTAAGATTAAGTATAATATTACAAATCATAACCAGTTCCCAGATATTTCAAGATTTGATCCAGTTGCACAAGTTATTGGAATTAGACCTGGTCAAGTATGTGAAATTATACGTCCAAGTAAAACTGCAATTAAAAGTTTTTATTACCGAATTTGTGTTTAATAAAAATTATAAATGTATATATATTATGGATAACCCAGATCAATTCTATCAAAAATTAAATACATGCAAAGAAAAATTTTATTCTATTTTAGATGATTTTAAAAATTCATATATTAATTATCAACAAAATCCAAATTATAATGAATATGAACAAATTTATAAAAATAATGAGAACACAGTTCAAACATTACAAAGTGATTTAGATAATTTGAATAATCTTATACAAAATGATGTAAGTAGTATAAATTCACATATTAATCACTTGAACAAAAAAATAAATAGTGAAAAAGATAAAAAAAAAAAAAAAAAAAAAAAAAAAAAAAAAAAAAAAAAAAAAAAAAAAAAAAAAAAATTAAAAATA